TCTTTTCAGGTGTTTTGGCTTCTGTTAAGTAATCGTTAAACTTTTGGACTTGCATTTTTACTATCTTTTAAATCTTCTGGTTTTTTGCCTATATTATATTTAGCTACCAAAGTCCATTCGGCCTTCTCTTTAAATGGTAAAACTTTAATTTGACTTAATGGTGCTTTGTTTTCAGTTAGGGAGGCATTAACAACCTCTACCAAATTCCAGTCTTGTAGTAATAATGTTATTGTATTTCTTCTTTGTATATCATTTTCCGACAAGGTAGAATTCTTACCATCTAAAGCAAATAATTCTTTAAAATGGGTTATGTAATACTTTCCTTGTTTGTGTAAAATGTGACAACTTTGAAATAGTGTTTTATCTTTTCTACTCGCAACACCAATTCTTGTTAGGGTTTCTCTGACTTTTAAGAAATCGTCAGGTTGTTTGATAGTCACTTCTAGCATATCACTAGGCGACCAACTTATAGTTTCATCACTCATCTTTTTCTCCCACCTTTTTTCAGGCTTAATTGTATATCATCAATCTGGTCGTCTGATAGTAGGTTAAGAGCTTGTTTTGCCTTTTGATTACTGTATCCATAATACTCTTTTATTACCTCAAGGTCTTTGACTTTCTTTTGTGATAGCCATTTCCCACCAAATCGCCTTTTCTTTCTGATACTATTTATAAAATAGTGGAATTGCATACGCTTTGGTAAGAAGTGTAGTCCGTTCATTTCATTGCTATGCATTATAGTATCATAGAACATAGATAGACAACGGTTAATTACAAAGGGTGGATATTTCTTTTCCCAAATGATATCCTCTGTATCTAACAAAGGTTCTTTGGTTTCGTTAATTGCTTTAAGGTAACTGGCTAGGGTGTAATTTTCCATTCTTATATAATATAATATTTAACAATACCCATTACGAATACTGCTATCGCAACAGCATTTAAAAATATCAATGCTCTATCGTGCCATAACATACCTACTACAAACCAACCACTTACTCCAATTAAGTGTAAGTATAAATTGTATGGTGTCATTTCTAAAGATGTTAACATCATTCCTATTAATATAAACACCGCACTTGTCCATTTAATATACCAAGACAAATCGTGTAGTGGTGTTATTTTATTTACATTAAAATTCTTTTTCATTATTTAAACCATTGTAAGTACACTAGCCAAGGCACTAATATAGGCCAGACTATGTGTTCTACAATTTCGTATAACACAGCGAGTGTTAACAATATAGCCCAAAATTTTGAAGTCTTTGCTTTTTTAGAAAGAAATCCAAATATCTTAGAGTGCCATGCTCCTATTTTTTGTATTATTGTGTTCATTTTGTTACCCCTTTTTTTATTTCCTCATCAATTTCTCCTGTAAAACTTTTCTTTAGAGCTAAAATCTGGCAATTCTTTTCATAATCAGTATCAACATATTTTCCTTCACCATTGCAATAACTACATTTTTCAAAAATTGGACGACTACGAGTAGCCCGAGTACCACGCTGATAAAATTGACCTGTGCCATCACATTTTATACATTTCTTTTTACGACTATCCGTATTTGCTTCAAGTTTATCAAGTTCTGTATGATATTTAATTCTATCATAGATTTTACCATCATCTCCAGTAAATGGTATTAGCCACATATTGTAGTCAATACTATATTCATCATACATTTTATTTATTTCTAGTTGTCGTTTTTCAAAATAATCACATATCTCATTCATTGAAATCATTATATTTTCGGTTGATCCCTCTTTATAAGTTCTATCTTTATAAATTTTTTTCAAATTTTTTTCTTCATTATATACATTTGGTATATTTTCAATTTCAGTATCAGGATAAAATAACTTATAATTTGGCATTGGAGGTATTGTTATAACAGCAATTATAAAAGGCATTGATGAAATAGAATGGTGACAATAAGCAGACCAGCGTCTTTCAAAACTACCATCGGACCTACCAAACTTAACTTTTATTCTATCATCAAAGGACTTAACTTTTTCTAATTCTGTAGTTATAAAATAAACTAAATCATCATACCTACTAAATTTATATCTATCTTCAAATTTTTTTAAAACCACCATACTATTACCAGTTGGAATTAATTCTTTTAAACTTTCTTTAATCTGATTTTCTTTTAGACTACTCATTTGAATTTACAATTGGCCATAATTTCAGTTAGGCAAGCGACCATATTTATCTCTTGGTCAGCAACAAAAGCAGACTTATACTGGTAACCAGCAATGATTAATATTGATTGTGGAATAGATGAAGATTCTAAAGAAGAGTATAATATTTCATACACACTAGTAAATAATGATGATGGTTCTTTATCTAGGTTATTAATAACCCATTTTCTCATATCATTAAATCTTTTTTCTTTTAAAATTTTTATTAATTCTTTTGTATTAGCCTCTGATAAACTAAACAAAATACCACTATCAATCTTACCTCTTACTGAATATCTTTGAAGTTCATTAATAGTTCTTCTGAAATCTGGAAAATATTTCTGTATTAATTCTGCTAATACCTTTTTATCATATTCAATATTTTCATTTTCAAGGACTTTGCCAAGCCTTCTCATTAATGCCTGTGCTATCTTTACCTTTTGACCATTCTTTATACCAAAATCTATTACCGTACACCTACTATGTAAAGCAGGTAAAATTTTGTTCTTATAATTACAAGTAAATATAAATCTACAGTTCTTATAAAATGTTTCTATGAAATTTCTTAAAGCAGGTTGTACTGACTCGGCATTCATATAGTCTGCCTCATCTAAAATTACTACTTTATGGTTGGAATGCTCTGTTAAGGATACGGTAGACGCAAAGTTTTTAATCTTGTTTCTTAGCGTATCTATTTGACGGCCTTCATCTGACCCATTGATAATAATATAATCTGCACCAAGTTCCTCGCACAAAGCACGAGCAACAGTAGTCTTACCAGTACCTTGCGTACCAGATAATAACAGATTAGGGATTTCTTTTTGTTTTAAGAATTCAGAAAATGTTTTTTTAATGTCTTCACTTAAAATACATTCACTTATCTTTTTAGGACGGTATTTCTCCACCCATAGGTATTCTGACATATATAATCCTCACAATTTAAAATTCACTATCAGGTTCAATAGCAACCCAATATTGTATTGGTTTGTTTCTATTGATAAAATGTGAAATCTTTTGTGAAGATATAGCCACATCATAATCGTCCTGTATCATTTTAAAGTTCTCTGTTTTAAAGTAAGCTTTAAAAGTCTTATCAGTTTCACCAACTATTATAGAATAGTCGTTAGATGATGGCGTTTTCTTATCAGTTGCAACCAACTTAATTACTTTACCATCACCTGTTACGGCAATGTCTGGTAAATTAAGAGTTGTTACACCTCTCATAAGTTTTGCAAAAATATCCTTCTTTAAAGAAAATGTAACATACTTATCAGGCATTGTTATCATTTTTGATGGTGCAACCACCACGGATTTATCTGCAAAATAATATTTGATTGATTGTCTTGAATTACTATCTTTAATAATTAAATTCTGACTACCATTAAAATTAAGGTCTGACTTATCAAATAAGTCAACAGCTCTTAAAAATTCAGGCAAGTCATAGATAGCAAACTCTTGTTCAAACTTTTCTTTTACATCAGCTTCTGCTAATATATTTTTCAAAGTGGAAATAGTTTGTAGTTTGTTGCCAGGTTTTACTAAAATATTCTGATTAATGTCAGAAAAGTTTTTTAGTATGGCAACCGTATCACTTGTTAGGTTCATTATATATTTCTCCTCATAATAAAATTATCCAATTTAATTTGGAGCGGACACTTGGTACTGCCCCAAGTTCTATAGTTTGGAAAACTATCATAATACTTTTATACTATGTCCGCAATTGTTAATATACTCTAATTCATTCATATTGTCAATGGTGGAATTTAAGTATTATTTCTTCTCTATTTTTTTACAAGTTTCTGTATCAGCTGGATGTTCATTTTGTATGAACCATATGTAAGAATAGACTATGTGGTCTTCCTTTTCCATACATTTCTTGCCGAGTTTTACTTGATAACCAGAGCAAGCTCCAGTAAAAGCAAGTAATAACAGAAACATTATTATTTTTTTCATATTACCTTTCATTATATATAACTGGCAATGAAATGTCAATGTTCCATCGCCAATTAATCTTTATATTTTTATTAAAATACGACAAGTTCATTTTGTTTATGAACCTTACCTATAACAGGTAAAGAAGCGTATATTACTATTCTTGTATTAATAATAGGTTGTACAACCTCACCGTTAATTTCTCTGGTAAAATAAGAGTTACCAATATTCAATACTTCTTGATTAAAATTTAAATTATGTTTGTCAATCTTATCTTGATATTGTTCCTCTAATTTTTGAATGGTGTTTAATGTATCTAGTGTTGAAGTATGTAATAAAATTCTAATAATTTTACCTGCAAAGTTTTGGTTATTTGCTATTGCTGATACTCTGGATAGATTTTTACTCCAAGATGAAGCAGCGCCTATAACATACAGATATTTATTTAGATGTTCAGGTCCTTCTTTAGTTTGTACATAAACAGATTCTTTAGAAGATAAACCGCTACTAGGATATTGGTCACCAGCTTTCATATAATTTTGTTGTATCATCCAATCGTGTACTCTTTCAGGTGTCCAAGAGTTTATAAGAGGTCTTGAAGCATTATTATTTAAAAGTGATTGAGCAATAATGTTTTTAGTATTAGCTGTAAAATGGCTACCCTCGGCAACTTCATTTACCCAATCATTTATTTCATCTAAATTTTTTGATATATCTCCGTCATCAATTAATTCTTGACCAACTGCAATTACATCACCAGTTGTAGCAAGACCTATTGGAGAATCAATTAGATTAAACTTTAAGTTATTTGTTGCCAAAGTTTTATTATCTGTAACTGAATAAACGGCTACAATAGCATTTTTAAAATCACAATTTTTCTTTAAAATTTCAACTCTGGTTCTACCTGTTAGAAATTTAAATGAACCATCTGCGTATTCAGCGATTGCTATAGGGTTATATTTTAACTTAAAACCATTTTCTAAAATATCATTTCTGATATTAACCATCTTTTGGTTTGATGAAGCTCTACCTTTTTGCTTACCATATTTGTTTATTAAGTTATTGTGTAATGAATCAATATCTCGTATTTCAAATCTTTTAAAATGTAATCCTTTATTTTCTCTATCATATAATTCAGGATATGCTTCTTTAACAATAAGTCTATCCTGTGTTCTTAAATGACTATCTATGAATCTATCTGTATTGTGAACATTAACAACAATTGAATTGTCGTCATTAATAATTTTTTGTGTTGGTTGAATATCAAAAGCTGTGTCTAGCCTTTGTGTACTTTGTGGCATATTTAATGTCATAATTAACTTTCTGCGACCTTTGTCGCTTTACAATTTTTTATATAAACAACAAAATTCTTTGCTATAGTTTATATAATCCTATTTATACAAATAAGACCTCTTATTATATAAGAAAGGCGTCCTATTGGCAATGCCAGGACGCCTATCAATTTAAGTTAATTATTTTTTAAAAATATTGAACAAGTTAGGTTTTAATACATCTTCAAACCAGTCTTGCCAAAATTGTTGTGTTTTCTT